TGGTTACACAAAGGTTACACTTTTAAAAGATCAAGATTTATCTCGCTGCTTCACAATGCTTGACACCTTAAAGCCCGGTGAGATACTTGAATTGAGTAAAATACCAGAGGAAAGGCGAGAGGTATTTATCTCATGTTGCAAACAATATTTTAAAACATACGATACAGTAATTTTTAATAACAGTTATACAAGAATAAAAAAAATACATTCATTTTCAGAAACTATAAAAAATTCGTATATTTATATCGCTAGTTCGTTATGAAAATATTTAAAAACTCCATGCACTTACATTGCCTTATAGCACTCAGCTAAACGGACTAGCCTTTGTATTTGCATGGTTTTTTATTATGTTTAAGAAAATAGGAATATATAAAATTACATCACCAACGGGAAGGATTTATATTGGTCAATCAAGGGATATAAATAAAAGAAAATCGAGTTATAAAAGACATAAGTGTGAAGCACAGACAAGATTATATAGTTCAATAAAAAAACATGGATGGGATAATCATACTTTTGAAATTTTACAAAATTGCAAAATTGAAGAACTGAATCAGTTGGAAATATATTACATAGGATTTTATAATACTTTTAATACAAGGCACGGATTAAATTTACAAAGTGGAGGTTATAATTATACGCATTCAAAAGAAAGCATAAAAAAAATATCTAAAACTTCAAAAAATAGAAAGCATAGCGAGGAATCTAAGCAAAAAATAAGTCAATCTTTGATTGGAAATAAGTATAGTTTAGGACATAGGCATTCTCAGGAAACTATAAAAAAATGCTCCATTGCAAGTACTGGAAGATTTCATTCAGAAGAAACTAAAAGGAAAATGAGTGAAGTTCAAAAAGGTATAATAAGGAATGTTGGATCTAAAAGAACCGAAGAAACTAAATTAAAAATGAGATTAGCGCAACTTGGTAAAACGCATTCCGATGAAACAAGAAAAAAAATAAGCGAAATTCAGAAGGGAAAAAAATTATCTAAGGAGCATATTGAAAACATAAGAATTGGACACGCAAATAAATTAAATAAAAAATAAAATGAATGAAAAACTTTGTCGCAGGTTCCCTTCGGGAGCTATAAGATCAGATGATACAGGCCGTATAAGACCTGATTACATTTCACCTTATGCCCTTAACGAAATTGCCCAACATTTCACAGATGCTAAAAATGATTTTGGAGCTACGAACTATTTTAAAGGGATTAAGCCAGCCGATGTATTAGCTTCGATACAGCGTCATTATTTAGATTTACATTTTTCCGTACTTGAAAATCAATCAGAGGTTACACGTAAAGAATTACGGGCATTGGCAGCGAATTGTATAATGGCTCTGCATCAGATAGTAATTGAGGAGAAAGGTTTATATAAAGAACCTTACGATAAAACAGAGTTGGTAAATTCAAAAGATATATTGTAACTTTGATACTTTACATAACTTTACAATGATTGAATCACATAAAAGATTTGCAGATAAATACTTTCAAACCCTAAACGGTACTGAATCAGCTATTTATGCAGGTTTTTCTGAATCAACAGCAAGGCAACAAGCATGGCAATTATTGCAACGTGAGGAAATTCAAGAATACTTACAAGGTTTAAGAGCCGAATATGCTGAAAAGTCTAATATATCTAAACAATGGGTATTAGATAGATTTAAGCATATTTCTGATTCATGTACTAAGGCAGAGCCTGTATTGGATAAAGAGGGTAAACCATCGGGTGAATATAAATTTGATTCTGCTGGTGCAAATAAAGCAACTGAAATGTTAGGCAAAATCATTGGAGTATTTGAAAAGGATAACGAGCAAAGAAAGGATGTTGTTCAAATCAACATTGACAATCAGGATGCCAAATTAGGGGAATGAGTTTTAAGAAAACCACAATACAGCAACGTGCTATAAACCTATTTACATCAGGTGCAAGTAAATTTCTATTGTATGGTGGCTCACGATCCGGTAAATCATTTATAATCATATTTGCTATGATTGTGATAGCTTGTAAATATCCAGGCTCCAGGCATTTGATTTGCCGATTCAGATTTAATCACGTTAAAAATTCAATATGGTTAGATACTCTTAAAAAAGTATTAAAGATTTGTTTTCCATTACTAAAAGTACATTGGAATAATCAGGATTACTATATTACTTTGCCGAATGGCTCTGAACTTTGGATTGGCGGCCTTGATGATAAAGACAGATCAGAAAAGATTTTAGGTATGGAGTTTTTAACGGTATTTGTAAATGAAGCATCTCAAATTAGTTATGAATCATATACAACTCTTTTAACCCGTTTAGCTCAAAAGATCGAAGGTGCTAAAAACCTTTTATTTATTGATGAAAACCCTCCATCAAAAAAACATTGGACCTATAAGGTTTTTGTTGAAAATGTAGAACCTGAAAACAATGTAAGTTTATCCTATGTAGACCAATACGGTGCATTAAAAATGAACCCTGCTGATAACTTGGAAAATATATCAGAGGAGTATATGAATTTATTGGATTCATTGCCCGAACGTAAAAAGAAACGTTTTATGCGTGGTGAGTTTGGAGATGATAATGAGGGTGCATTATGGACTGATGAAATGATTGCATTAGGTAGGGTTTACAATGCACCTCCATTAAAACGAATAGTAATTGCATTAGATCCTGCTGTTTCAAGTCGTGACACTTCGGATGACTTTGGTATAGTTGTAGCAGGCGAGGGGTTTAATGGTCACTTATATGTTTTAGAGGATGCAACCGATAGCTATACACCATCTGAATGGCCTATCAAAGTAAAGGACTTATTTAATAAATGGAAAGCTGACAGAGTAATTGCAGAGGTTAATAATGGAGGTGATTTAGTGGAAACCGTTTTGCGTATTGCTTGCCCAAATATACCATATTCAAGCGTTCATGCAACACGTGACAAATTAACACGAGCAGAGCCATGTGCTGCATTATATGAACTCGGCAAGGCTCACCATGTTGGTGAACTTCCCGAATTAGAATTAGAGATGACAAGCTGGGAAGCTAAGAAAGGCGAGAAGTCACCGAATAGAATTGATGCTTTAGTATGGGCGGCCTTCGAGTTAAATTTAACTGGTCAATTTGAATTTTCAATTAAATAACTATATTTGTAAATATGAAATATAATATTATAGAATTTATTATTATATTAACAGCCGTTTATCTGCTTATGGCTTTTGTCATTGGCACGTTTAATTGTTTTAATTGGGGTATTATCGGGCGTTCTGCTTATATCTTGATTTCAGTAGGTATATTTATAGCTAATAAAAAGTTATCAGATGTTTGAAGGTTTAAAACGTGCTTTTATAGGCAAAGCGGAAACGCAAGGCGAAAATCGCCTATCAGAGATGGTTTACCAATATCTCAATAATTCGGACATTATTTGGTATAATAACCAACAAGGTGAAATATACATTAATCAGGGTTACAGATCAAATGCAACTGTTTACTCAATCATCCGTAAGTTAGGGGATAAGAAAAAGATTGCACCTCCATTGGTCTATGTTGAAAAGAACGCAAACCAACGGGCAAAATATAAAGAGTTTAAATATTCAGGGAATGCAGAGCATCACACTAAATCATTAACGATTAGATCAAAAGCATTAGACCTGAACGAAAACAATGATCTTTACAAACTTTTAGCAAATCCTAATCCTAATCAAGCATGGACTGAATTCGCTGAGGAATGCGCTGGTTTTTATGATACATGCGGCGAGGTGTTTATTTATGGAGTAGGTCCGGGCGAGGATTCAAAGAATTACGGCAGATATACCCAATTGTATGCAATGCCTTCACATTTGGTTACAATCGTAACAGGTGACATAAACAACCCGGTCAAAGGTTATAAATTACTATTAGGTAATCAAACCTTAATGATTGACGCAAAGGATATTTGCCACATGAAAATGTGGAATCCGTTATGGGATTTAAACGGAACTCAATTAAGAGGCCAGAGCCCGTTAATGGCAGGATTAAGATACCTAAAGAAAAACGATGTGGGTGTTTATTCATCCGTTAAGTTATTGGAAAACAGAGGTGCTGAAACAATAGTAAGTCCAAATCATCCGGATTCAAAATATTGGTTAAACCCAACACAGGTCACAGCTACAGAGGAAGCAATTCAATCAAAGGTAAACGGTGCGGTCAATAAGGGCAAAGTTGTTGTTTCTGCTATGCCGTTACAGGCTACTCAATTAGGGTTAAGTCCGCAAGCTTTACAGATCATTGAATCAATGGATGACGATGTAACGGTATTATGTTCATTATGGGGATTAGATCCGATATTATTGGGCAGAGGTGCAGGCACTTATACCAACGCGCCAGATGCACGTAAAGCATTAGTAACCGATATTGTAATACCTTACCTGAATAACTTT